GGCGTGATCAGCTCCTTGGTCGCCTTCATGAAGTGCAGGTTGATCCACTCGGCGAGGGGGAGGCTCGGGGCGAAGTCCACCGCCCGGCCGACCGCGTGGTAGCTGCGGTTACCCGTCACCGTGATCGCGCCCGGCCGGTAGTCGGAGTAGATCGCGATGCCGGGGAACGCAGCCCGGACGACCTTCTCCATCCACTTGTAGCCGGGTGCGCCACCGCCACCGGGCAGCCCGTAGTCGACGGCCGGGATCTTCGTCCTGCTCGCGGTCGTCGGGAACGGCATCACGATCCCGCCGCCGGCGAACCCCGGCGTCGAATCGGGCATCGACCCGGTCCGGTTCATGTACGACAGCAGACTGGTGCCCAGCTTCTCGACCGAGCTGGCCTTCATGACAAACTCGCCCGCCGAGAGCCTGGCAGGGATCGAGTCCGACGTGCCCGTGCCGGGGCCAACCACCGGGCCGCCCCGGGAGAAGAAGTGCCCGAGCTCCCGGTTGGCCTCGTTGAAGTTCGTGCCGTCCTTGAGCGCCTGCTGGGCGGCCAGCAGGTGCCGCAGGTCGTTGGCGACCTTGGTGTAGCCGGTTGTGTGCAGCGCCGCCGTCCACCCGCCGTCGTACTTGTTCAGCAGGTCCCAGGCGGTGCGGACCTGCTTCTCCGCTTCCTTGCCGCCCGGCGTCTTCATGTACGCGTTGTAGGTGCCGTCGAAGTCCAAGGCGGCCTTGTAGGCGGCCTCGAGCGCCTTCTGCGACTCCTTGACCCCCGGCGCCGAACCCTTCGCCGCGTAGTTGCCGTCGTACTTGTCGGCGGCCGCCTTGGCGTCCTTGAACTGCTTCTCAAGCAGCTTGATCTGCTCCCTCGACAGACCCGCCGCCTTGAGCGTCTTCTCAAGCGCAGGCGTCATCTTGCCGTTGAAGTTGCTCGACACGTCACCGACCGCGCCCTGTAGCGCGATCGCCGCAAGGGCCAGCTCCCGGTCGGCCTGCTTCGCCTCGGCGGAGTTCTTGCCGTGGTCCTTGACCGCCTTCGAGTAGTTCTTCTGCGCGGCGACGAGATCGTCCTGCGCCTTGATCAGGTTGAAGACCGGGTCGGTTTCTTGCTTCATGAAGTCGCTCAGCGACTTGAGCGCGTCCCGCTGGCCCCTCGCCGCGGCGGCCGCGGCGTCGGTAGCGGTCGTCAGCTTCTTCGTTTCGGCAGCCGCCGGGCCCGCAGCGCCGGCCAAATCCGATGCGCCGGCGGCCGCAGCCTTCGTGCCCGCGCCCATGCCCTTGCCGGACCTCTCCGCGTCCATCTGGGCCTGATTGAGCTTGCCGACTTCCTTCCAGGCGTTCGGCAGCAGCTTCGCGACCTGGTCGGCGTCCAGGCCGCTCTTCGACACGACCTCGTTGAACAGCTCGGACGACTTCTTCGCGTCGCCCGAGGTCTGCATGTAGCTGGTCAGCGCCTGGTCGAGGTTCTGGAAGTTCTGGACCGCGGTGGCGTAGTCGTCCTTGCCGGCCAGCCGCGCGCCGAGCGCGATAGCGGCGTGGGCGGCGTCGCCGATGACCGGGATGCCGCTGGACACGTTATCGATCCACTTCAGGACGCCGCTGCTCGCGATCGCGGCGTCGTCGCTGAGCCCGTCGAGGTTCTTGCCGAACTTGTCGGCCGCCTCGCCGCTGACCTTCCCCGTGTTGGCCAGGTTGGTCAGCGAGTCGGTCAGCTTGTCGACGTCGGCGGCCTTGCGGCCGAAGCTGTTCAGGACCGCCGCAGACGCCTCGAGGGCAACAAACGCGACCGCGGCCTTACCTGCGGCGCCGGCGGTCCTCTGCAGCCCGACCGCGGCCTTCTCGCCCGCGGGACCCATGGCCTCAAGCTGCGTGACCGCCTCGGCCAGGCCCTTGCGCAGCTTGACGAACCCGGCCAGGGCAAGCAGGGCCGCGCCGCCGACGGCGGCGAGGACGGTCAGCGTGCCGCCGACGGCGGACGGCATGTTGAGGAACTGGCCGACCATCCCGTCCAGCGCCTTCACCAGGATGCGCAGGCCGCCGTTCGCGCCGGAACCCGACGAGATCGCCAGCGTCTCGATCGAGCCCTTCAGCCGCTCGATGTCGCCGGACAGATTGTTGGTCAGGTCGGCGGCGGTCTTGCTGGCGTACCCCGAGTCGTTGACCTTGTTGATCCAGTCCTGGATACCCTGGCCGCCCTCCTTGTAGAGGACATTCGCACCGCGGATCGCGTCCGTGCCGAAGATCATCGCGAGGGTCTGGTCACGCTGCGCCTGAGTCAGATTGGCCAGCTTGTCGTGCAGCTGCTGAGCCAGGCCGGTGATACCGACGAACTTGCCCTGGGCGTCATACGCCGAGATGCCCAGCTCGTCCATGGCGTCTTTGGTCTTGGCCGCCGGGTTGGCCAGCGCGAGCAGCATCGTCTTGAAGCTGGTGCCAGCATCCGAACCGGTCAGGCCCGCCGACGCGAACGCTGCGAGGGTGCCCGTGGTGTCCTCGACACTCAGGCCGAACTGCGCCGCGACCAGGCCGGACTGCTTCAGGGCGTAGCCCATGTCGCCGACGCTGCCCTGGGCCTTGCCGGCGGCCGCGGCGAGCAGGTCGGCCACGTGGGGGATGTCCTTGCCGGACAGGCCGAACTGCGTCATCGCGCTGGCCGCAGTCTCAGCTGCCTGCCCGACGTCGATCTGCCCCGCCGCCGCCAGCGACAGCGCACCCTTCAGGCCGCCGCCGAGGATGTCTGCCGTGGAGACGCCCGCCTTGGACAGCTCGGTGATGCCCTGCGCCGCCTCGGTGGCGCTGTACTGGGTGTCCTTGCCCGCCTGCAGGGCAGCCGCGCGCAGCTTGGAAATCTCACCGGCGCTGGCGTGGGTTGCGGCCTCGACGCCCGACATCGCCTTGTCGAAGTCGGCCGCCGCCTTGATGGCGACCCCGGCCATCCCGGCGAGGCCGATACCCACGACACCCGCCGTGTCGGCGACCTTGTCCAGGTGGCCCTTCTGCGCCGCCTGGTCGAGACCCTTGGAGAAGTCCTTCGTCGCCGCACCCGCCCGGGCCAGGGCGGACGTGTACTGCGAGATATCGGCGGTGAGCTTGACACCCACGGTGCGCAGCGCCATGGCTCACCTCCGGATTGCGGTGCCAAACAGGCGGGCCTCGGCGTACGACAGGGGCTTTTTGCCGTTGTCGGTGAGCCGGTTCCTCACCTCAGTGATCGCCAAGGTGGCGCGGCACGTGGACTGGCGGACCTCGAACTGCGGACCGGTCTCCTCGTCGGAGGTGCACACCTCCAGCGGCCGGCCGCACTTCGGGCACAAGCTGTCGCGGTAGATCGCCAGCGCGATGACCTCGCCGCGGTCCTGCTCCGTCCACGCCGGCTCGCGGGTCGTCACCGAGCGGACCAGGCGGCCGCGCTCGTACTCGTACTCGGTGACCTCAGCCGGCTCGCGGCCGTCGAACACCGACGGCGGGATACCGAGCCGCTCGGCCGCCTCTACTCGTCGGCGGAAGCCTGGATCAGCTTCGAGGCGGCGGACGAGAAAGGGATGTCCACCTCGCCCCGGTTGAGATACCAGGCGGCGGCCGCCAGCTCCTCAAACTGCTGCTCGGTCAGGGTGTCCATGAGCTGCTGCCAGGTGTCGTCGTCCACCTCGGGATCGACCAGGCACATGCGGGTCAGCGGCTCAAACCCCTTGTCGGTGTCGAAGCCGAAGACGGCGTCCTGTTTGTTCGGCTCGCCGTCCTCGATGCGGATCGGGTGCTCGGCTTTGAACGCTCGGAACTTCGGCGCGGGCAGGGCACGGAGCCGGAACTCCCACATGCTCGCCTGCATCTCGGCCTCAAGGGCGCGCAGCTGCTCGGCGATCTCTGCTGCCCCGTTGCCCGCGAGGCTGGTGGCTGGCTGCTTCTCGGCTTTTTCCAGCTCGCGCTCGAGCGCCTGGTGGTCGGCGACCAGGTCGCCGCGGAAGCAGATCTCGACGGTCCGCTCCGGCAGCCGGGCCGTGCCGAGCATCTCCTTGAAGTTCTTCAGCGTGGACTTGCCACTCAACTCGGTTTCCTCCCGATGGAAGTGCCCCGGCCCGGCTCGGGAGGAAGCCGACCGGACCGGGGCACGAAAAAACCGCCCCGAGAGGCGGCGGCGAAAGCGGAGTGAACGTCAGGCGACGGACGCTCGCAGCGACGGGCCGGTACCGGCGGTGCCGTCGGTGATCTTCAGGCCGATGACGTAGCGCTCCACGGTGTTCGGCGCCGGGTCCATGCGGGCCGTCTCCTCGCAGACGATCGGGTAGACCTCCACGCCCTGCGACGACGCCCACGCCGTCGACTGGCTGATCGACCGGCGGATCACGATGAAACCCGTCGTGTCCCGGGTCAGCAGGTTGAAGATCGTGTCCGTGCCCGACTGGCGCTTCAGCGTGAGCTGCGTGTTGCTGAAGCTCGTCCGGCCGTTGCGGGTTGAGTTGAAGACGGACGCCAGCGACGACGTGTCGACGTCGGCAGTGTCCGGCTGGAAGCCCGACAGGCCGTCCGCCGTCATCGTCGCCGTCAGGTCCGTGCCCGCGTTCAGCTCGGTCGTCGTCGGAGCGTTCTGGTTCGCGATGCTGGGGACGTAGTAGACCCGGATTTTTCCGTCCCCGGTGATGTCGTTGCCTGCCACGGCCTACTTCTCCTTCTGCTCGGCGGCCGAGGCCGCGGCCTTCGTGGGCTTCACCGGCTGCTCGGCCGGCTGCTCGGCGGCGACGGGGGCCTCGCCATTCGGGTCCGGCGGCGGTCCGGCCGACCAGCCGAGCCCGGCCATGTCCGGGACGGCGCCGTACGGCAGCCGGGCCGGGAGGATTTCCGGGTGCTCGTTGACGACGTGGACCTGGTCCGTCGGGCCGGGCTCGTCGGCCGGCTCCCAGCCGCGGACCTTCGTCCACCAGTCCCGCGCCTCAGTGCCGTCGACCAGGGCGTAGACGCCTTCGACGTCGCGGATCCAGTAACTCTGCTTGCTCATCGCGCGGCCCCTCAGGCGGAGTAGAGCTCGTAGGTGACGCCGGTCAGCGCGCCGGAGAAGGTGACCGTCGCGACGCCGGACGAGTTGACCGCCCCGCGAGGGATGAGGATCATCCGGACGCCGGTGGCCGGCGCGGCGACGGCCGTGACCGTGCCCGGGTTGCTGATCGACGTGAAGCCCGGGTCGAGGACCGAGACGTTCGTGGCGGTGCCGGTCGTGATCACGCGCAGGAACCAGCCGTTCGGACCCGCCGTGCCGCCGGAGATCGTGTCCGAGGCGCTGGGCGTGATGGCCGATGGCGTGGTCCCGGTCGTGACGACCGACTGAGGAGAGACGAGCGCCATGCGGCGCACCCCCTAAGTGGGAAATGTCGGATAGGAGCTCCGCCGAACAGCGGACAGTGATCTCGTGCGGGCAGGCCGTACCATCGCGGCCATGACGAACATCGATGAAGCCGACACCGAGCGACCGAAGCGCTGGGACTTCAGCTGGAACCGCTGGCCCAACCGGCTCGTCTACTGCCTGCTCGCCGGATGGGTCGTCAGCCTCGCGACCGGCGGCAGGTTCTCCGGCATCAACGCGCTCGGCCTCGTGATCGTCGTCGTCCTGTTCGTGCTGACGACCGTGATCGCCGAGGTCCGGCGCCGCTAGCCCGGAACCGAGCGCCACCCGTATACGTCCACCTGGTCGAAGACCGTCGAACCCGGCACGTCCTCGTTGCGCTGCGGCGGCTGCCCATCGATCCACCGGATCGGCGCACAGTCCCGGCCCGCGATCGTCAGCCGCTGGTTCAGCACCGCCGCCCGCACCCGGCCGGCCACCGCCCGGGCCGCGCGCTGGGCCTGCGGGTCGCCACCGACGCAGTGCACGATCGCCCGGGCGTCAATGACATCGGAGTCGGCGTGCAGCGAGACGGCGTCCGGGGCGGTCAGCCCGTCCGGCGTGGCGATCGAGAAGTAGACCAGGACATACGGGGTGGTCGCGCCGTCGTCGACCTTGCCGTCGTACACCGTCAGGCTCGGCGGACCGCCCGGCGCCGCCGCGAGCAGCGTCCTGAACGCATCGAAGTGATCCTGGATCGGCCAGGTGGTCATTCGAGGCCCAGCGCTTTCACGGCCAGGTCCTCCATCGCCCGCTCGAACTTCGGCTGCTCAGCGTCGGCGGCCGGCCGCATGAACGGCATCGGCGGGGTGTCGATGGTCCCGTACTCGGCGATGTTGCCCAGCGGGCCCTGCGCCTTGGCATGGTTCGGGCCGATCTCGGCCGCGGGGCCTTTCAGCGACCGGTACGTATCGAAGTCGATCGCGTACGGCAGCCGTTTCAGCCGTGGGTGACCCTTGATCCGCTGCTGCGCGTCCTTCTTGATGTGGATCGCACCGACGAAGACCACCTTCGCCGCCTCGGCGGGCGCGACCCGGGTGGCCTTGGTGATCGCGTCGGCCAGCACGGTGACCTCATGCGGGTCGAAGCCGACCTTCATGCTCGGCACCTCCTGTCATGCTGGGAAGGTGACCGACACGGAGGCACCTGCAGAGATGTCAGAGCACCGGATGAACTACCGCCGCTTCGAGGGGCACATGACCTCGGTGTGGTGCAGTTGCGGCTGGACAATCGCCAACCCGACCAGGCTCATCCGGCGCGCCGACATCGAGCGCACCTGGCGCGAGCACCTGGCTGGCTAGGAGCCGGTCCTCTCGACGATGCCCACCCGGCGCGCGGTCGCCTCCGACTTGTGCGCCAGCTCGTTCACCTCGAACACCCGGCCCACCAGGTCCGCGTCGTTCACGGACGACGTGATCGTGACCAGGTCACCGACACGCAGGCCCTCGCTGCCCACGACCGGCAGCTGCAGGTCGAAGCGGACCAGCCAGACCTTGTCCTCGCCGACGTCGTGCGGGCGGGCAATCGCCACCTGCTGCTGCACACGGCACTTGCCCGTGTACAACGTCGTGTAGGTGGTCGTCGGGTATCCGGTGTTCGGGTCCGTCGTCCCGCCCGAGTTGAGGCGCTTGATCGTGCACGCATCCGCCATGCCCGCCTCGGCTGCGGCGCGGCCGCGGGCGAGGACGGTCGTGCGGCTCACGAGAGTCCGATCGAGATCCCGCCGACCGCGATCTGGAAAGTGTTGCCGTTCGCCACCGTGATCGGCGCCCCGTTGAAGTCACCGAACCAGCTGCGCGCGGCCGCGCTGTCGGTCAGGTCGAACGACTGGATCGACCACGACGAGCCCGAGCCGTTCGTCCACGACAACGCCGAGCTTGCCGGGACGGTCACGTTGCTGCCCGAGCTGGACGCGGTCGACGCGGCCGGGACTGCCGTGCCGCCGGCGGTGTAGCCGGTGCCGGTCAGCTGGGTGCCCTGCGCCGAGGCGGTGCTCGAGGTCGAGTTGAGCCTGACCTTCATCGCGCCGGCGGCGAACGCCGTGAACGAGCCGGGGGCGCCGGACGTGCCGGTCGGGGTGGTGGCGTTGAGCATGTTCGACGCCATCGACTGCGGGATACCGGCCATTACTCCTGCTCTCCTTCTTGGTTCGCGGCCGCCGCGGCGGCGATGAGCCCGGCCAGCGCGCCATCAGCCTGGGCGATGCTGACGCCGCCAGAGGCGACGACGTTCCCGTCGGCGTCGAGCACCCGCCAGCCCTGGCCCTCGTCGAACTCCGGCGACTCGCTCTGCTGGTCAGACATGCGGCCTCCCGAACTATGGGCGGGCTGTCGTGCCCGCGAACGGTCGTGGGGTGATGCCCGAGTTCGGGCGCGGGGTGATCCTCGAACTGGACGACGCGGTGACTACGCCGTGCCCGGTGACCGTTGCGGTGCCGTCGATGACCAGGCCACCGGTGGCTGAGACGGAGCCCGTACCGAGGGCCGCGGCGGTCACCTGAAGCCGGGCCAGGGCCGTAACCGAACCCGCACCCGTGACCGCGGCCGAGCCGACGATCACACCCGAGGCGCTGACCGACCCGGCACCCGCGACCGTCGCCGAGCCCGAGGAAGCCGCGCCGGAATTCGCGGTGACAGAGCCTGCGCCCGTCACGGTGGCCGTGGCGACCTGGACGGCAATATTCGTTACCGAGCCCGCGCCCGTGACGGTCTTGCCGGCGGCGGTGACCGTCAGCGCCGAGACCGAGCCGACGCCGGCGACTGTTGCCGGGGCCGCGACCGTGGCCAGCGCCGATACGGAACCCGCGCCGGTAATCGTCGCCGCGCCGGAAGCTGTGCCGCCGGAGTTGGCCGAGACGCTGCCCGCGCCAGTGACCGTCGAGCCCGCGACCTCGGTGACGAGTGCGGCTGTCGATCCCGATCCGGCGGCGGTAGCGGAGCCGGGCAGAGTTACCAGAGCAGTGACGGATCCAGCGCCGGTGACGGATGCCGTGGCGATAATCGTCACCGGGGCCGAGACGGAGCCCGAGCCTGTGACGGTCTGCCCGGCTACCTGCGTTGCGAGCGCGGTGACCGCGCCGACGCCGGTCACCGTTGCGGTGCCGCTGGTGGTGGAGCTGGTGAGCGCCTGCCGCTTGATAATCGGGCGGGCGGGGAATGCACGGCCGAGGCGCGTCATCGGCTACCGCCTTTCAATAGACGGTGGCCTATTCCTCCCAGACCACGTAACACACCGCGTTCACAGCGGTGCCGAACGTCACCCGCACCCGGAGGAACTTGCTTGCGGCGACCTCCGGCTCGCGGCCGAGGGGGAACTGCTTCACGTACTGGTTCGTCGGCGCGATCAGCTGATAGTCCAGCACCCGGGACGCCGTGGGCGCGCCCTCGGCGGTCGCCGTGTAGCCAGTCGCCGACGTGCCGAGGGTGACCAGGCTGGCGACGTCGTTCGGGGCGTTGTACTTCATGATCCCGGACGCGACGTGCGCGGTGACGGTCGCAGCCACGTCCGTCTCGATCAGCTCCACCTTGCCCGGGGTGGCAGCCGCCGAGCCGTCGAAGGAGATGCCCCACTCGACGACGCGCAGCTGCTCCGTGGACGGGGTGGCGATTTGCAGCAGCGTCTTGATGGCCGTGCCGGTCGTGACCGGGACGATGGCCGCCGTGGTCGGCATCGCCGCGTTGTAGGCGACGTACGTCTTCGCGGGCACGGCGGCTCCTTAGTAGATGCTGGCTCGCTTGACGGCCTGGCGGAGGATGTACGGCTGCGCGGCAAGGAACGCGGCGCCGGCGGACGCCTGGACCTCGATGGCAGCGGTCACGTACGTCATGCCCGTCGGCGCGGACAGGCCGTAGCTCTGGCTGCTCGTCCCGGTCGACGACTGGTAGGCGAAGTAGTCGACCCCGTTCGCCCCGACGTGGTCGTCTCGTAGACCGTCCTGCGTCGCCGACGCGAGATACGCCCTCGTTGCCGGGTCGACCGACTGGGCGTCACCCGCGACCCAGGAGATGATGCTGCTGCCGGATGACGGGGTGATCGACCCGGACGCGGCCCCGGTGGAGGCCGACGACGCGGTCACTGGCGTCGCCGCCAGCTGGGCGCCGGACCACCGCTCGACCACCATCGAGCAGCGGGCGCTGGCCGCCGGCGTGGAGCTGATCGTCATCGCCCCGGGCGAGCCCGAGATGACGGCCGTGTAGATGCCGACCCATTCGTTGAAGCCGCCCGGGGCGTTGATGATCCGGCTGGTGTAGGTCTGGCTGCCGCCGGTCGGAGCGCCCATCGCGGTCGCCGTGTCCCACGTCGCCAACTTGATCACCAGCACTTCCCCGTTCGACGGGGAGAAGCTGGGCGTCGTGATCGCGGCGGTGCCCTGCGGTGACTCCTGGACGTAGTAGCTGGCGGTCAGCGTCGGAGCCACAGTTCACCCCTCGCCGACGTCAGCCAGTGAAATTCACGCCGGTGATCTGCTGGCCCGAGAAAAAGAAGTTGTTCACCGCGAGCACGGTCTTCTGCGTGTGCGCCACACCCCACAGGCCATTCGCCGAGCCGAGGTCGTTGATCGCCGCACGCAGCAGCGTCACCTCACCCGCCGTGTAGCCGAGGGCGACGAGGGCCGCGTCGTTCGCGATGATGTTCGTGTTCGCCAGCCAGGCCGACATCTTGTTGGCCTCGTTGAGCGCGTTCCATACCTGCTCCACCACGGCAGCGGCGCGCAGGTCGATGTCGTTCTTCGTGATGCCTCGGCCGACGGCCATGGGTCATCCCCCGTTCACGTGATGGGCATGGCGCTCAGGCCGCGACGGGCCCGGCGTAGAAATCGGCGAGCTCGCGGGCCGACTGGGTCAGGCCCATGCCGCCGGCCATCGCCGCGCCCGCGCCGTAGGAGACGGCGTAGTCGTCGATCTGCTCACGCGAGACGGCCTGCGGGTTCGAGTACGCGGCGGCCGCGGATTCCAGGACCGCGGCGGCGACCTCGTCCGGGATCGTCGCGTAGCCGTACGTGTAGTCGACCTCGACGAGGTCGGGCGGGAAACGCCACGGGATCCCGAAGCCCGACCGGCGGTAGAGCGACTGCTCGATCACCGTGTAGTCGACGCCGGCGGTCAGCGTCACGCCGGCCACCTGGACCAGCGACACCGCCACGAGCGGGCCGAGCGGCATCACCAGCTCGATCTGACCATTGCCGGGCTTCGTGTACGTGGCCGACAGGGTGCCGCCGAAGTGCGAGCGGGACCGGGCGTCGAAGAGCGCCGACGCCTTCGTCAGGACCAGCGTCGCCGTCGCGGTGTCCAGATCCTGCTGCAGGTAGCTGGCGAGGTCGGACGGCGTCGCATACATCGTCGTCACCGGTCCGACCTCCAGTCAGTTGTCGAACCGGCAACGATGTGAAGTTGTAGAGCGGGGCAGGTATGTTCAGGGATGAGGCGCGTCCGCAGGGGACAGCGTGCGCGCGTTCACCGGTAGCGTTTGCTCCGGACGCGCCTCGCCCAAAATCTGGCTGTCAGCCGACGGTGGTGTCCGGGTAGACACCGCCACGCGACGACGGACCAACCGAACCCGGCCGCGGGGCCGCACCCTGCGGGTTGACGTCCGCCATGCCCGACTCTGTCGGTCCCTGGTTCCCCGCCGACGGGTTCACCAGCGGCGCCTGCGTGGGCACCTCCGGGCCCGCGTACTGCGGCGGCATCCCGTAGTTGATGCCCGGCCCGTCCGACGGGTGATTCTGCGCCGACAGCATCACGCCGTCGGTGTCCACGCCGCCGGCCGGGACGTCGGGCCCGTGGTCGGTCGCGGGGTAGGTCATCTCGATCTCCGATCTACGCCTGAACCTCGGTCCAGGTCAGCGTCGCCGTGCACGGTGGTTCGTGCCCTGCGTCGTTCTCGCAGGGCACCAGCTGCGGACTGCTGCCCATCACCGACACCTCGAGCGTCCGCGGACACAGCCCCACGGGCTCGTCCCAGCGGTCCAGGTCGGCAGGGTCCGGGTCGGTCACTTCGCCGAGCGGGACGGGGTGTTCTTCGTCGTCAGGCCCGAGTCGGACTTCTCGGCCTTCGCTGCCTTGTCGGCCATCGCCTCGGCGTCCTTCACGGCGTCCTTGGTGGCGTCGGTGGTCAGCTTGTCCGTCAGGTCCTCGTCCGAGGCGTTCTTCTTCAGCTGCTCGCCGGCCTTCGTCGGCTGCGCCGAGGCCGAGACGACCGGGCCGGTGCCGTGCGGCTGCGACGGCGGCTGGCCGGGCAGCAGGATCATGTCGTCGTCGTCGAAGGACCGGGCGGCGTCCAGCGGCTCCGGGAGCTGACCGCGCTCGTCGCGGCCGTCCTCGGGCTGCAGGTAGTTCCCACCGGCGTCCGGTCGATTGTCGACAGCCACCATCACAGACTCCTCACTCGCGCGAAGCAGACCCCCCGCGGGGTCGGCAGATACAACGGATGTTCCATTACCCCGCGCGCCACCAGCTCATCCAGGTAACCCCGGACAGGATGCTGAGGGCCGGTGTCGTGGAACCCCACCACGGTGCGGGAGTGCATGTACGGCAGCAGGTTCAGGAACGCATCCTGACGCCGGTGGGCGTCACAGTCGAACCAGGCGAAGTCGACCGGCTTCGGCGGCGTCCACCCCAGCGACGACGCCTGAACGACCTGGACCGGCAGGCCGGCCAGCCGATCCCGGGCTGAAGCCGCCAGCTCCGGGTCGATCTCGAGCGTCGCAAGCCAGCCACTGCCGGCAGCCTGCAGCGCCCGGCCGATCGCCTCCGCCGTGTTACCGATGTGTGTGCCCGTCTCCACCACGTAGTCCGGACGCAGCGCGGTCACCATCGCGGCGACCAGCGCCGTCACCTCGTCCTCGGTGGCATACGCGTCAGTCGCGTGCCAGCGATCCGGGTAGGGGCAATCCGGGCGGGCCGCGGTGAAAGTTGACTCGGGGAGGCTCAAGACACCTTCCCCAGCATGTGCGTCTTCATATGGCCCACCTGCACGCCGGTGTGCACGTGAATCGGGATACCCGCCGACTGGGCCCGCAGGCAGAACGTCAGATCCTCACCGAGGGCCCTGCGGCCGGCGATGCTGGACTCGCGGAACCAGGGGAACACCGGGTCCGCCTTGCCCGGTGCCCAACCGGCGCCGATCCGCTCGTACGCCGACCGGTGCACCAGCAGGCACGCGGCGCCAGTGCCGCCGACCTGCATGACGTCGCCCTCAGGCCAGACCGTGTACTTCCCGAACGCCGCGCCGCCGCCCTCAGCCTCACCCAGCTCGTACAACACCGGCTCAGGGCCGTCCGGGCCGTCGGAGAAGCACAGGCCACCCATGATCGGGCGCTCCATCGGGTCGGCGGCCTGGATGAGCCGGGTCACGGCGTCGGGAGTGAACACCATGTCCGTGTCGACCATCCACAGCCACGGCGCGCGGTGGTCGGCGAGGAACATCTGGACCAGGTCGTTGCGGGCCTTCGCCAGCAGCGGGCCCGACTGGATCGAGATCACCGCCTCGACCGCGCCCCGGTTGGCGGCGACGGTGTTGAGCATGGACCGCATGAACTCGGCCCGGACCGTTCCC